GTTTGTGAATAATTTCTAAAATTAAAATTCAAGAAAATTTCAAAATGAATCGAAACTATTGTTCCAGCGAACTGAGAAGCTGGTCGGCGAAAATGTGTGTAACGTTAGTAGTTTTGACCGCCTTTTTGTTGGGGATGACTCAGGTGGCAGCAAAGGCCATAGAGTCAGATGCTTCGGATTGGTTAGAAGAAATAACGGCGAACATCACAGGTACTATGAATAAGCATGCGGAAACGATTGCAAACAAGTATCCCCATGATGCGACGCGAGTGAATTCCTTCAAACAAGCCGGTAAAGAACTTACGGAAACAATGCGAGAATCTTTAGGCAACTTAATCTTTCAGGGACTCTTAGTTAACGCCGATGTAAAAGCAGAAATGCAGAATATCAGGGGCAAAATGGCAGAGAAAGTGAATGATGTGTTGATTCAAGGACTATTGGTAGAAAAAGAACTAGAAGACTCAGAAATGGGAAAGACGGTAATTGCTGCCAAAAATGTCGTTGAGGAGTTGAACCTATTCTTACAACACCCGCTAATTGAGTTGACGAAGTCGTGGATAGGGATTGCGATCCTGGTTCTAGCCTCATTGGCCATAGTGGGTTTATTTGTTTTCGTAGCTGGACCAATTCTGAAGTTGTTGTGGAGAGGTTGCGTGATCATCGTATCAGCGGCCATGAACGGACTTTGGCGTCTAATGGTAGGAATTGTTGGGATTCTGGCGAAGGGAGGATGTTGCGCAGTGTTTTGCGCTCAGTGGCCCTTTCTTGGAATCAGAAACTTCTTTATAGCTAGACGCCTAGTGAAGCAGGATAAGAAAAGAATGAAAGTGTACAATGTAGGAGAAGCTGAAGAGATGATCCAGGTTGTAACACGGACGTATTCTGATATTAAGACTGATGAGCTGGGACCGTACATGGAAGCTACACCGAATCACAGAGTTTATTTCAATGCCAGAACAAGAAACGAGGACCTAATGACTATGAATATGTTAACGACGCCCGCACGAGATAGTGGCGTGGTTACCACAATTCATAAGGAAGCAATATTGGCTACTTCGAAACTGTATAAAACAGCGAAGCTACCTGATTTTCAAGGCCAGTTTGATGTGGATGGCACTACAATTGGACACTTTTCGCGCATAAAATTCGACAACAAGGATTGCTTAATAACGGCATACCACGTTTTAGATTACAATAAAGCAGCGATAGTTAGGTTGAAGAAGGGTGATAAGCTTGTGCAAATGGACACCATTAGGACACGCATCGTGTGTGCGTCAAAGACTGAAGAGCTGGATTTCATAATTATGGAGTTACCAGCATCTGTCTTTTCGACCCTTTCGATGAAAGTGGGAACATGGACATCCAGAGTGCAAGCTAGAGAACCCATCTCTATACACCAGTTGTATGATGGTAAAAGCTGTGTTTCAAGTGCGTCGATCCGAGTCAGCGAGACGAAGCCATGGCACATAAATTATGGAGCCAGTACAACAAGTGGCACGTCGGGAGCGCCAGTTCTAGACTCGAGAAATCGTATAGTCGGCATACACGTTGAGAGTGATACACTTCTGAAGTGTAACACTGGTGTGATACCCCCAGTGTTTCGCAATGCGAAGAAGGAATCGCCTACAAACGAAGATATAGCGCAAGGACAACCTGAGCTGTATGAAGAGCCTGAGAGCGATGAAGAAAGAAATTTCCGTGAACAGGATGAGTATTTGGAAGAGCAATATCGTGTTTATTACGCGACAGAGCTGGAGAAGAACATGAGAATCTATGAAACGGAGATGTCTTGGGCTGAACAACTGGAGCGCATCGAGGACAAAGTGTCAGAGCAGATGGACGGAAGAAGGCAAGCTTATAAAACAATGAGACTGTCAAATACAGGGGCTTACGGAAAACACGTGAATCGAGCCGTAAAACGGGGAGTTTTGCGGAAAGAAAGCCCTTGGACATGTAGCAAATGTTTTACAATTCATGAGAAGCGAGGTTATACTTGTACTAGCTGCGGATTCGCCTTAGTCAAATTGACTAAGGAAAGAGTTAGCGACATAGAGAGAGGAAAAACTGTTGCACTCCAGGAATTGAGAAAGAAAATGCCTCAGGAGATGGCCGAAAAAGTGGTGGCTCACATGGATGAAGAGGCGATGATCGCAAGAGTTGCACTAGTTGTAACTGATATGCTAGAGAAGCGCCTCGCCAAAGACAGGATTTATCCTGATCTGCCTGAAGAAGCGACTATTAGATTAGACCGAGCGTTCGCGCAAAAACTGAAGACTGAGCCTAGCGCCCCAAAGTGGGAAGGAGGGCAATTGCATGTGAGAGGCGATAAACTGGTAACACAGCGATACGTCATGGATCAAGCAAAGTCTGATCGAGAGGGAGCGGTTGTGCTGAAGAGCAATCCAATCCCTATCGCGAACGTTGAATCTAAACCGTCAAGATCAGCCCTGCGCAGAGCACGGAAGAAGGAGACTCAAGCTGTACCGGCGAATGGTCAACCCTCGGAGTGTTTAAACTCGAAATCCCCAGCGGGAGCTGGGGTGCCTACTACGAGTGGACTGAAGAGCGAGAGTTCTCAGAGAGAAGCATCGAAATTGGACGTTCTAGCTGCACCTTCAATGGAAGTGCACCTAAGAAAGAGTCAAGCAAGTGGAAGCAACTCTGTGAAGAACACCCTGAGTACCGCCTGTATGCATGGCCCCCAAGGACCCCTGAAGCTGAAAAGCGAAGCTTCAAATTGCAGTGCGACCGCCATATTGTCGAATTCGAAACACCAGAAAAAGGAGAAATAGAAGCGTCAGACAAGCGCATATTACCCCTGTACTTGGAGCACGATCTGCCCAAGTTTCTGATGAGTTACGATAGGCAGGAGTGGAGCAGAGAAATTGACAGGATTAAGGACCACATAAAGCCTGAAGCTAGCCCTGGCGTCCCATGCGCAATCACTTCCAATAGAAATGATAAGCTCATGGAGATAATGGGTGAGCGGCTAAATGATGCCGTCCTGGATCGTGTCGAGAAGCTGCGAGCTACTGATATAGAGGAGCTACGTTTAACGGATAGAAGGAAGAGAATGGATGATGGTTTGATGGATCCAGTGCGTGTGTTCGTGAAGAACGAACCCCACAAGATAGAGAAAATCGAACAAGGAAGAGTCCGCTTGATAATGTCAGTGTCAATTGTTGACAAGATTATAGAGATGCTGCTTTCACGGCACCTGTGTAAACTTGAGATACAGAATTGGCGAGATATTCCGTCAAAGCCTGGGATCGGTTTCTCGGAGGGTGATAACGCCGCAGTGTATGAAGATATACTTGGCTGTGGTCTACCAATGAGTTTTGCTGATATACAAGGATGGGACTGGAGTGTCAAAGCGTGGATGATTGAAGACGAAGCAGAGAGTGCCATTAAGTTGGCCCGGCAGACGTCTTTAGTCTGGAGGCACCTGATGAGAGCGAAAGCTATTCTGGAATCTGAAACTGTGTTTCAGTTTTCAGATGGAGTCATGGTGATGCCGATCTACAAAGGCATTGTTAATTCCGGAAAGTTGAGGACAAGTCGAGGCAACTCATTCATGCGAGTGAGACTAGCTGACCTAATAGGTTCCAGAAAGACGATCGCGGCAGGAGATGATTCTGTGGAAAATACCGTAGAAGATGCTCAAGCCAAGTATCGACGACTAGGAATAGTCTGCAAAGAATACGAAACAGTTGAAACTGAGTTCGAATTCTGTAGCAGACTCTATGGGCCTGGTTACTCTTACGCGCTCAACAAGGAGAAGATGATCATGAACCTGTTGCATCAGGAACCGAGGAATTCTCTGGAGTTTAGAGCGAGCATGATAGGGTTTGCTGACGAGTTGTCATCAAGACCAGACTACGACCGCATTCTCGAGCTGATAGAATCAGTGGGCTACTATGAGGTGGAGGGGCCTCATTACGACGCAAGAAGTGAAGATGAGTTCTAAACCCTCAAACAACAAGGCTGTTAAGCAGAAACAGCCAACACAAAACTCTGCCATGAGTAGGAGTGCCAAGCGGCGAATGCGGCGAGGTACAAATACTCCATACAGGAGCGAAGGAGTCTATCCTTCTATTCAAGCACCTGGAGTCTCTAGCGGAGCAATCCGCGTTGCAAAGCTTCAACGTGCTAGCCAAATCCTTGGTTCAGCCAGGATCAGTGCGGATGGCCTGGCATTCTTGAAGTGTGCCTTTGCGCCTCCGGACTTTGATCAGGTGCGCGTCCAGGGAGTTCCGGATAATTTCGAAGGAAAGAGTCTAGTTAAGAAACACCGTCTGGTGCAACCATTTGTGGTTAGTCCCAATGTGGACACCTACATATTGCTTGCGCCGTGTCCCGGTGTTTCTTACTTTGTAGCGATAGTTGCGGCGGGAACGCCTATACTGCCCTCGACGACCTTTCAAGCCGTTCATTATTCCGATGCTGCTAGCATGTTTGGAGGCAACCCAGGACTCCAGGCTGCTTCAGTAGTGACTAAATACAGGTACGTGTCCAATCATATTGAGCTGGTGCCAACCACTAACCAAATGACTTGGACCGGTAATATTCAGTCATGGAAGATGCCGCTCTC